CTACTACGTGAAACTCCTCACCAGCCGAGGAGCCAAGACGCTCTGGGGAAAGGACTTAGAGCGGGCGCTTACCTCGGGCGAGACCCGGCCTAAAGTGGGTGATCTCATTGGTGCGCGACGGGTAGCGCGCGAAGCGGTGACGGTCGTGGCCCGCCGCCGGGTGGCCGACGGTCGCATCGTGACCGAAGAGGCGCATCACGCCCACCGCACCCGCTGGGTAGTTGAGAAGGTGAAATTCTTCGCCGAGCGGGCCCGGCTCGCCAGGCGACTGCGAGACGAGCAGGCCGATATTCGGGAGACAGTCCGGGCGCATCCAGAATTGAAGTCCAGTTTCTTAAGCGTTCGTGCCGCGCAAGAATTTGCCACGCGCCGGATCGCCGATCCCAAAGATCGGGAACGGTTTCTTTCCCTTATGCGCGAAGCCATGGCGACCTCGATCCACAAGGGCGAGCCGTTGCCCGAGGTGCGCTTGAGGAATCCTTCAAGGGCGGAAGAGGTCACCAAATCTCCGCGCATGATCCGGCCGGATGACCCGACCCGATGAACGCGACATTTCCGCTGCCGAGGTCTGACGCGATCCTTGCCGATCCGGAAACCTCTGAGTGGCTGAAATCCGCCCTTCAAAGCGCGGCGACGCGCAATTCGATCGATGCGCTCAATGACGCCCTGGTACTTGCAGCGACGCTCGAAGAGCGGTTGCGGCGCGAGCTCGATTTGCGCTGAGGGATCACGGTTCAGTGCAGGCGAACCCCCCTGCGCTCGAAGCACATAACAGCTAACCCCCAACATCGATCACAGACCGCGTCTGTCTTCTGCAGCATTGGGGCGAGATCTTCAAACGGCAAGACGATCTCCCGTTCGAACTTTTGATACGGCCCGCACGCCGGACACTCGATCCACACACGCATTTGAGCCAACATCGGCCGAATCATCGAATTGCAGCTGCCTTTTACACAAGGCACATTTTTGGGCTATGTGAGCAGAAATACCCATACCGGCGCAGCTGCTGACTAGAGTTTGTCTGCCCGCCGATGCGGACTACGCTTGATGCTAGAGTCGCGCCGGCCGGCGCGCCGCCGCTCTGGGCTGTGCTTGGCGGACGCCCGCCAACACTGCCTCATTATCTTCTGAACCCACGGCACACCGTCCTTAAGTCTGAGGCTCCGTATTACTTGCGTTGCGGTGAATTCAGGATGCCGCTTCCATATCGCCGCTATGCGGATTCGCGTCGGGGTCCGAGCATCCAAGCGCCAGCCCATCCGCCGTTGCGCGGTGTTGTGCTTTGCTGCCGCCTCGCGACAGCTCCTCAGCACGTCCAACGCACGCCCTTTACCCAGGCGGTACTCTGTTCTCAGTCTCGCCCAGACCTCCCTTGCAATGACAGCAGGGTTCTCCTTGAAGATGGCACGTACGCGCGCTTCTAACACTCCGGAGGGCGCGGCGCGTGGCGGTTCGGGCAATTCAAGTCGGCGCACCATGTGCGCGAGGGTCTTCGAATACCACCGGCCACCCATTGGTGAGTTTAGTTTCTGCTCGTTTAGCTTCCGAGCAGCCTCCTTACATGAAATCGGCGTGTCGCCTCTTCCCGGTTGGCTTAGCGCCCACTCGATATGCACACGGTAAGCCTCCGCGCGCTCCATGGCAGCTTTTCCCTGCGCTGCCGCGGAGAGAGCTTGGAACCGGCGCCGGAATGCCTTCGAGCATTTTCTCAGGTACACCTTGTTCTTCGACCGAGCGAGCGCGGCCTTAACGCGCTCAGAAATCATTTTCCGCTCTTGTTCCGCGATCGAGGCATAGATGTGTAGAGTGAACTCGTCGCAGTCTCGGCCAAATGCTGCCACCAAAAAGTGCACTCGGTGTTCCATTAGCCCGGTGATGAAGTGCACGTTTCGAGACAGGCGGTCGAGCCTCGAAACGATCAACGGGCAGCGCGCAGCGCGGGCTGCCTCTAATGCCGTCGCGAGGCCCGGGCGCAACAACAGAGCATCCCGTCCGGCGCCCGTCTGAATATCCTGGTGCCACGTCTCGACAGCGAGGCCTTCTTTCGCTGCAAAGGTTTTGATTTCATGACGTTGCGCGGCAAGCCCTAAGCCACTGCGTCCCTGCTCTCGGGTACTCACCCTTACGTAAGCTATGGCGTTCTTCATCGTGTGGCCCCGCGTGCATTGCCCGGAAAAGAGTTCAGCGGCAGCGCGTGACTGCGCCAGGGGTTATAGAATGTTCGCCCGGCACGACGCCGCTTTCCTTTCGGTTTGATATAAGCGATCCAGCAGTCATTCATAATTTGCTGGACCCATTTCAGCGAGACGTTGGGTTCAAGATTGAGCACCGCCATGACCTGCTTTCCCGTAAGTTCAGGATGCCGCCTCCATAACTCCCCAACTCGGATTCGGTTGGCGGTTTTGTGATCAAGGCGCCAGCCGACTCGCCGGTGCACCGGACTTCGCCTCGCGGAGTCGCAACGACATTCCTTTAGCAGCGCGTATGCCCTGCGCACCCAAAGCGGATGATCAGTTTCCATCGCGGTGACTAATTTCGGTGCCGTTATGTCGGGATGCTGTTTGTATAGTGCTCGCACCCGAGTTCGTGCAAAGCCTTCCGGCATTCGGGCAAGTGGGTGATCTATTCCAAGGCGCCGCGCCATTCTCTGAACGTGATGTCCCCTCCAGCTACCTCCCAGCGGTGTCTTGATGTTGCGCTCGTTGAGTCGGATCGCCGCGCCCCGAAATGAAATCAGCTTGCCCGCTCGTCCAGGCTGCTTAAGTGCCCATTCAATGAATACGCGATAGGCCTGCGCCCGGTCGTCTGCCTCCCGGACCAACGCCGCCCGCCCTAAGGCGCTGACATGCCGCTGCCAGGATTTGGGGCGTAGTTGCAGTCCAAACTTGCGTCCCCGACTCATTGCAATGAGAGTCGCGGCTCTCACGCGCTCCGAGATCATCTTCCGTTCTTGCTGAGCAATTGATGCGTAGATGTGTAGTGTGAAATGATCGACGTCGCGACCAAACACGGCGACCATGAAGTGCACCTTGTGCTCCATTAGCCCCGCTATAAAGTGGACATTCCTCGATAGTCGGTCGAGCCGCGAAACAATGAGTGGACAGTGCGCAGCGCGCGCCTCCTTGAGAGCCGCAGCAAGGCCTGGTCGCAGGAGGATCGCGTCTTTGCCAGCGCCGGTCTGAATATCCTGATGCCAGGATGTGACAGAGAATCCTTCGCGCCTCCCAAAGTGCTCAATGTCGAATCGTTGCGCAGCCAATCCTAAGCCGCTGCGACCCTGTTCCTGAGTGCTGACTCTTAAATAGCCGATGGCGTCTTTCATCGTGAACCCTCCGTTGTAGACAGGATCACGATAAACCGCGCAGAGCCAAGACACGAAATCTCCGCGTGGGGCTGGGCGTGCACTCAAAGGGAGCCGAAGAAAAGGAAATGGGAGGAGGGCGGGATTACCTGACTGGTGGACAGCGTATCACGCCGTGCTCGCAGTCAAGGACGAGTGCGGGAAGCACTCGCCTCCTTTCAGTCGGTCTTCGATCCTTGACAGCTGTGCGCGCCGTGATTCTCGAGGTGCGGGCAATCCCGCCCAAGATCATTTCGAGGAATCCATCATGAATAGCATGTCCGATATTTCCTTCACCTCCGGTAACGCCTTGGCCCGAGAGCTCTCGTTGGACGCCGTTCGACTAAGGGCGCCCGCGGTGTTTGCGGCTTCGGCTCATGAGCGCATGAGCTCTCGATATGCGTTCATTCCGACCGAACGGGTTCTTGCCGGCCTGATCAATGTGGGCTTCGTACCGGTAGGCGCGACGCAGACGCCGACTAGATCAAGGAGTCCGCTGCACGCACGGCATGTCGTAAGGCTGCGCCGGCGGTTCGAAACCGTGCAACTCAATGATTCGGTGTTGGAGATCTTGTTCTTGAACAGCCACGATGGAACGAGCGCCTATCAACTGCGGATTGGAATCTTTCGTGTCGTCTGCACCAATGGTCTGATCGTCTCGCGAAGCGCCTTTCCGACACAGTGTGTGCGCCATCGGGGCAATATCGTGGACGAGGTTGTGATCGGTGCGCTCCAAATGACCGAACGGTTCGAGAGCCTCGCCGCGCAGATCGAGCACATGGAGCACCGAAGGCTTCCGAAGGATGAGCAGCTGAGTTTTGCGGAGCGAGCACTTGAGCTGAGATATCCCAAGGGCACCGCGAGCGGGCTCGAACCTGCTCAGCTTCTCACGGCGCGACGGTCCGAGGATGTTGGAGACGATCTCTGGCGGGTGACGAATCGAATTCAAGAAAATCTTCTCCGTGGAGGCCTAACGCGCCGAACCGCCACCGGACGCCTAATCCGCACACGTTCCATTACTGCTATCGCCGAGGACGTGCGGATCAATAGCTGCATTTGGGATTTGGCTGCCGGGCGTCTCGCCGCGTAGAGACAATTCAGCGTAGGGGAAGGAGCGTCTCAATTGGGGCGTTCCTTCCCCTTTTTTTGTCGCGCCGACAGAAAAAGAGGTTTGCGTGGCGTTCGCTCCGTAAGCTCGCTTGACGAGGCACTACTCGACGTGGGGCAGATGGGAGGAGGGGGATTGCCCTGGGGTTTCAGGATCGCACGCGGTTCTCGCCGTCAAGGCCGTCCGCGCGGCCCTGCAGGCCGTGCTCCGCGAGTCGGCTGCGCCGAGCCCTGACGGCTGCGCTGCCGCGTGCCACTTCCTCCGACGGGCAATCCCGCCCGCGCAAAAAGGAAGAGGATTCTCTCATGAACAGATCATCCATTTCATTGATCGCTCAATTGGCAGACGGAAGCGAGCGCCCGGCTACCGGCGAGGAGATCATCGCTGCAGCTCGGGACTATATGTCTCGGCGCGTGCGACGGGGCACGCAGCTCGCTAGCCCGAAATCGACTCGAGAGTTCTTGAGCCTCAAACTCGGAGCGCTCGAGCGCGAAGTCTTTGCTGTAATCTTCCTCGACAAGCGTCATCGGCTCATCAGCTACCAAGAGATGTTCCAAGGCACGATTGATGGCGCGTCTGTTCACCCCCGCGAGGTCGTTAAGGAGGCGCTCAAGCAAAATGCCGCAGCGGTGATCCTAGCCCACCCGCACCCGAGCGGAGTCGCGGAGCCCTCTCAAGCTGACGAGTTCATTACGAGGCGGTTGAAGGAAGCATTGGATCTCGTGGATATACGAGTCCTAGACCACATCATCATCGCTGGCGGTGAAGCCATTAGCTTTGCCGAGCGGGGCCTCCTATGAGCCCCTGATCAGCGAGTGGTGTTCTGCGGTCTTACCGGAGGTGCATGCGGCCCCAGCGCGCCGAGCTTAGTTAGGCGTTGGCCAAGATCGGGCATGCCCGAAGCCTTGGCTCTGAGCGCGTCCGAGGCTGTAAGC